CTCTGATCTGTGATCCATCGGCCAGTCTCTGTGTACCAGCTGTATTGGTTGCTGTTGGTACATACGTGTTTATGTCTTCTTGGTCCGAGAAACTTACAAACATATTATCTTGTGTTGATGTATCTCCAATAGTTGTTTCTGTTCCAAAGAATACTAAGTGTCTATCCGGTGTAGATACTAACATATGTCTTGATGCTGTTGGTGCACCAGATATAATAGTTGCTCTGGTATTTTCTGCACCAGACGCTGAAGAATCCCATTCAAATACAGCACTATCATGAATTAAACAAATAGCTTTATCACCAAAATTATCAAGAGACCACATACCTGGTTCTAATACTAAATCACCAGAAGCTGCTTCTCCCCATGCAACATAACTACTTGTATTCGTAATAGTTGCACCATCACTATGAGATGCTGCTGTTGTACCTCTCGCTCCTCTTGTAACACCTGTCAATTCATTTGATGCACTAATACCTGTATAAGATATTTCTTCTGTACCAATTAAAATAAAATTTGTACCAGAGTCTGGAAACTGTGATGGATCTGTTAAATTAATACCTGTTGTTGCTGAATCATTTATAGCACCATTTAAAGTTGTAGTAAAAGCCCCAACTTCTTCTCCACCCCAAGTACCTAAAGACCAACCAAAACCTTTTGCTTGCACCGCTGGACCTACAGTATAATAATGTTGTACTCTAATACCACCCGATGTTGTTGCACCAGAACCAGATTCATTTGATGGCATTGTAATCGTAATAGTTGTAGAGGTTGGTACACTTGTCACCATAAATTTTTTATCATCAAAATCGGATGCTGAAAAATTAGAGTTAGTTATTGCTGTAAAATTATCCAAAAGAATAATATCATTTTCTTGAATGTTATGGTCTGTGCTAAAAGTTATAGTTACAATAGCAGAGCCATTTGTTGTACTAAATGCGTTTGTAAGAGTAGTTGTAGATTTAATTGGATGAATATCATAATATACACCACCTGAATATGCATACAAAATTCTGTTTGTGCCGATAATTGCATACTTTCGACCTAAACTATTTACAAAGTGATGTAATCCTCTTCCGGCTCCAGTTAAACTACTTTCACCCAACTGTTTCCAGCCACCTATTTTTTCTGGAGAACCATATCTAAAACGAACATTATCGCAATCGATCCATTGACCTTCTGCGGTTGTTGGTGTTACTTGTTTATTGATGCCAGGTTGAAACCCTATTTTTTGTAGCATATAACCTCATTATATATTAAATAGCTAATATCACAGATTTACAGCCTTTAAAAGCTATAATCAACCTCAAAAAAAGTTAATATTTAAGATGTGTCTTTTATGAACATCTGTTTGATATATCACTTTATGCTGGATCTTTGAGTCAAATATTAAAACCCTGTTTTCAATAGAGTCACAGACTATCTCATCTTTATCTATTTTTAGAATAGTTTTAGCATTACAAGACGTAAAATAAACTATTGCTGTTTTACTGTTTGGGTAATCAAAATCCGTATGAAAATTTGATTCAATACAATCTATATCTCTAAATGATAAGTTTGCTCTAATCTCTATTGGCGCCTTACATTCTAATTCTTGTAAAAGATTTGTTAAAAGATTAAAAGCAGGATGCCCTGGTTTGTGATGATCATAAAAAGAAAAGGTAAAATAACCATTTTTATTTTTACTTTCATTTGTATCTTTCTCACTCCAATACCATGGTATATCATACTGATGATTTAAAAAGTTTTTAATCTTTTCATAATACTCTTTTGGCAAAAAATTATCTTTTATTACATAATCTTGTTTCATTAAAATATCCTTCCTTGTTGCCATTTCCAAAGATAAGGTGAATTTTGTATTTGATTATAAACTTGATAATCTACAACTAGATGTTTCATTATCTCCTGTTTATCTAATGTTAATTTACCCTCTGTTTTATTAATATTTAAAGTTTGATTAAAATGCATTTTTAAAAATATATCTAAATCATTTATATCAATGTAATAGTTTATGTCAGTGTTAATTAAAAAAGGTACTTGTGATGTTGCGTGATTCATGTTTCCTTTTAAACCATTCATAGGATTTAAATAGTTGCTAACAAAAGCTTGATCTATATTTATATCTTTTAAATTTAATTTTTGTCTTGTTAAATCATAATGTAAACCACTAACAAATCTTTCATATGGATCTCTTATTACAGTCCACCTAACTTTATTTAAATTCTTAGTATTAACATATTTAAACTCCATAGAATTTTCTATAAGTTGACAAATACTTGAAGATCCATTTTTTTGAATTTTTAAAAACTGAAACTTTTCTGTTTCAACAAACTCTACAAATACAAAATACATTATAGTTTTTCTAATGTTTCTTTTTTATAAACTAGAAAAAAAGGTTGCACCCATCTTTCCTCTACCGTTTGATCTATAGTCGGACTGTGTGGTTGTTGAGTCGAATAAAAAACACATCGATTAACTTTAGATCCAACAACAGCTGTTGGTTCAAAATCTGTCATGTTATTATAAAGGTTAGTTCCATCTTTTAAACAATTAGAATTAAAATAAACTAATCCAGCTAAATCATATTTAATACTATCCATGTGCGGTCTATCTTTTTTCCAAACAGCAGAATTTTTTAATTCTTCAAGTTTAGTTTTTCTAAGAAAAGTTTGTAGTTTTAATATTTTTATATTTGTTTTAGATTCAAAAGTGTTTTTAAATATTTGATATGGAGATAATGGGTCTTTACTTTCTTGCATTTCTTCTGTCTCATAACAGGGATAAGCTTGTAGTCTATCATTAAATTGATATTCTTTTGATTGATGAGTAGCAGAAAAAGTATTGTTTAAAAAACAAAGAGTCATTAATCCTAACTCAGATGGTTTATAAAAATTATTTATAATATTAATCATAAACTACCAAGAATTTTTTTCTTGATTGTTAAAACTAAGTCCCCATTTTAAAGTATCTGTTAAATTTTTTTTACATCCATGTTCTAGAAAAGAAGAAAATAAAGCAAACTTTCCTTTCTCTGGTTTTACTTTAATATCTATCTCTGGAAAATCTAAAGTTTGATTACTATCATTTAAATATATAACACCAGACCAAAGACATCTACTATGACTATGAAATTTAGTATCTTCATTTTTACCAACACAAAAACCCCATGAGTCTAATAAAAAGTATTTTTGAAAGTCATGATTATCATCAACGTAATTATTAAATTTTTGTATTATTTCTATTAAATTTTTGTCTTCATTAAAACAATTAAAAGAAGTCATTTTTCCATTAATATTAGTTCTATAATTTAAAGAGTCTTGTTCCTTAACACCTTCTTTTATTTTTTTAATAAAATAATCACAATCTATATCTATCATGCCTTCTATAAAAAAATATTCTTGTAAAACTTTTTTATTAAAATGTTTTTTAATTTCCATAATTACCCGTCTGTTAAATCAAAGTTAAAAGATATAATAGTTTTAGTTAAATGATAATTATTTTTTGGTGCTCTATGTTTAAAAAAAGATGGAAACGCAACAATATCTCCCTCTTCAACATCCATTGAAAACTGTTCTTGTTTTATTAAAGGAAGCTTTATGTCTGTTTTAGGATGTTTATTTTTTTTAAAATTTAAATAATATACTCCTGTATAATTTGAACCATGAGTATGCCAACCATGTCTTCCCTCTTGATTATAAGACTGATACCATAAATTATGAATTAAAGCACGACCATATCCAATTGATTGAACCATATTGTTTAATTCTTCTTGAATAAACTTACCAATAATTTTAACCCAAGGTCTATTAAAATCTGCTGAGTTATCGTAATCAAGTTTATGAATAAAATCATCCTTAGTGTCAAAATCTTTTAAATAACCATCTGGTGATTTATCCATAGCATTTAAAACTATTTTTTTTAACTCATCATGTTTTTTAATTTTTGATTTAAAAACTGGAACTCCAACAGGAAATGTTTCCATTTATTTTGTTTTTACTTCCGTTTTTTCAAAAGTCATTTGATTTTTAATATCTTCACTTTGAGAATTAAAACATTGTTTATGCGTTTCTGTAACCACATGAGATAAATGATTTACAAAATGTTTTGCATTTTCATAATCTAAATAAATTTTGCCTATTTCATTAACAATTTTTTTTTCGGTATCGTCAAATACTATTTCAAAACCTTTTTTATCGTATATAAATTTCACTTTCTAACTCCTAATGATTGGCGTCTATCCAACGCTTCTTTTGAATACTTACCATCTTTTAAAACATAATGCAAGAATAACTGCATGGCATAATCTCCTTGATATTCTTCTCGCCAATGTTCAATTTTAGTGCCTTGATACAAAACACCATCTCCCGACTCTATGTAAATTTTATTTTTACCAATAAATAAAGGCCATTCCATATCTTGTTTTATAGTAATGCTAACTGTGTATTCACATGCCTCTCTATCGGTATGTTTTTCTAATACTGAATATTGATTATACATTCTCCAAAATGTATAAGTTGGCAATAATTCTTTACCCAATTCTTTTTCAATTTTTTCTTTTTTTAATGTTAATATTCCATCCATTAAAGGATCACCATATTTACATGTTTCACCTAAAGAAGTTTGTTTGTCATCATGGTCTTTATTTGAATTTAAATCATCAAAACTTCTGTGAACGTTTTCTCCATAGCGCCATAAAAGATTTATTTCATCTGTAGATAAAAGATCTTTAATATATGTATAATTTTTTAAACTAGCCATGATACCAATACAAATCTAGTCCCTTCTTCTACTTTTGTTGCTGCATGAGGAAATAAAAAATTACTCGGCCACATAACAAGTTTACCTGGTTCTGGTTCTATATCTAAAATAACTTCTTTATGGTTTGTGTCAAAAAAATGCAAATGTCCACCTTTGTAATCATTATTTAAAAATATAATTACAGATATTTCTCTAGCTGTTGCTAAATTATTTACATTTAATTTGTGATCAATATGTGGTTTATAAAAACCTCCTGGACCATATTTTAATAAAGTAAGTTCTTGCATTCGAGATAAAGTTAAAAATATTTTTTTATCCTCAACATAAATTAAAAAATAATCATGTATTTTTTTTCTAATAAAATTTAACCAATGACACTCGGTCATTGTTTTATCAAATCTTAAACCATAGTTTTGAACTAATCTTGTATTTTTATCAATTCCAGAAGAACCGTTTTTTGATATAACTTCTGCATCTGTAAATTCTTTATCTTTAAAAGATCGAATAAAAGCAGATATTTGTTGAGGTGTTAAAAAATTAGAGTAAACACCAATTAAATCTTTTATTTCCACGATTTTTTATTCCAAATAAGTTTTTCATACCAATTTTTAAAAATACTTGCATACTTCCATATATTTAATTCGTGTTCAAAAATTGTTTTTTTTGAGATTTTTGATTTCCATTTTTCTCTTTTAAAAGGAAAAATTGTAGCAAGTGGTGTTCCTTTTTTTAAAACCCAAGTTCCTTGTTTTTTAAATACACATGGAAAGTTGGTAGGCATATCTACTCCATTATCTACAATACCCGATAGTATTTCAAATCGATCATCTGGTCTATTAATAGGTGGAAGTATAAGAACACTATATCCTTTAGGTAAACTAATTGTCCAAGGGTTTAATAATTTATAGATAGGAAATCCTAAATTTTTTTTAGCATAAGGACAAGTCATTCCCCCAATTTGACTTAGTGGATGAAACTCATTTCCCGCATCTTTTCCTATTCCTCCCGTATTTATATTATTATAATGTTTAAAATTTTTAATTTCATCTTTAACTTCTATCCAAGTTCCTGTTTTCTTGTGTTCTTCATGATAAACATTAAAATTAATTATTTGATCATGTGTATTTTTTAATATGTAACCAGCTAACAAAGAATCTAAAAATGGTTTACATGATTTAATAGTTTTGTTTACATAAGAATCTGGATTAGGAACATCTTTATACCATTTTGGTATGTGCAATAATGCAGGATCTGGGTGAAGGTCTTTATCTCCAAAAATTATAGGAGGTCCTTTAAATTCAATTATGTTTTCTTTCATTAAAATTCCATAGAAGATGGAATATGTATATCATTTTTTTCTAAACAATCAACCCATGTACAACCATTTATTGGATAGCTAAGTGAGCTGATATTAATTGATGTTAAAGTATTTAAAGTTGTTGTCCAAATAGCAGGAGGATTATCTTTCCAAATAGAAATTGCTTTATCTAAACGACTAATTAAATCAGTTAAATTTTTTTGAATTTCTTCTTGTGTAAAATCTACAGTTTTACTATCAAACCTAGTGCCATCAACCATTGTTTCATCTAAATTATCTGGGTGTGCTTCCTTATTAGTTTCATCATCATTTAATCTAAAACCTTTGTGTCCTCTAACTAAAGCTAAAGCATCTGCATCAGATATTTCTACAGAGTTATGACATCCATTCGCTAACCAAAAATCTTTTGATGCATCGTCTTCACAAATTTTTTGCAAAAAATTTTCAGGATTTCTTAAAATATGTTTTGCCATGATTACTCTCCAATATTATCATAAACTACAAGAAAACCAGGAGTACCAGGATTACCTGCAGTTGATCCCGGATTTGGTGATCCGTTACCGCCTTCTCCACAATCTGTAAAGAATGGAGCTACTCCAGGAATACTATTTGTTGCTCCTGGACTTGATCCAGCGTTACCTGGGTTGTTTACCATAAAATATCCTCTCGAACCTCCGTTACCACCGTTTGCTGTAACTGAAAGTCCTGGTATTGTAGTAGCACCACCCGCATTACCATTTTGTGGACTATTACCTCCTGCTCCATTACCTTGGCTTCCAACTGCAAAAGTATAATCAGTTCCACCTGAAACAGGAACAAAGAAAGCTCCGTAACCGCCGGATCCTCCTTGACCACCTCTTCGGCCCGACACGTCGCCACCCCGGCCTCCACCACCACCGCCACCGCAAGCATAAATCGTTGCGTTGTTTGCAGCTGGGTTTGCAGTGTAAGTTCCATTACCAGAATCTTGAGCAGATCTCATAACGTCTAATGCTCCGCCTGCACTTCCACTTGCAGCACTAACAATTCTACCACTTGAATCAACAGTAATTGAAGCTACGGTAAAAGTTCCTTTTGCTGGTTTTATAATTTTTGGCATATTTATATTCTCCTTAAAAGTTATTAATCAAGCATTTCTACGTATGAAACATGAAAAGCTATA